GTCACCTACAAGAAGTGGCTCCCGCATCTGGATGATGATGGGAACATGATGCACGCCATGAAGGACGAGGTGCACGTCAAGCTACTGGACGGCACCTCCATGCCACTACAGGAGTGGGGGGATTGGGCCCAGTGCAACGAGAGTGAGCACACCAACGACCCCGCCCTACCTGAGCCCGCGCGGTTCAAGGCAGGTAAGAATGCCGGGGAGCTCAAGACCAAGATCGTCAAGGTCCCGGACTTCTCCAAGCCCAAGGGAGCTATCCAAGATGTACCCTACAAGTTCCCCCGTGTGGTGGCCCCTAAGCCCCGCTGGGCGGGTGCAACCCCCGGCGTGTACAGCGTGGACGCAAAGGTCATCGCGGACCTCTCAGGGGCGGGTATCCCGTTCCTAGAGGCACTGGGTAAGGTCACTGGCCTGAGCAAGGACTTGACCACCTACTACATCGTCACTGACCCGGACACCGGGGAGAGCAAGGGTATGCTCACCCTCGTACAGGCTGATGGCATCATCCACCACATGCTGAACCATACCTCCACTGTTACCGGGCGGTTCAGCAGCAGCAACCCTAACCTACAGAACCTCCCTAAGGGTGGGAAGTCCGATGCTAAGTCCATGTTCGTCTCTCGCTATGAGGGCGGCAAGATTGGGCAGTCGGATTTCACTGCTCTGGAAGTCTATGTGCAGGCACTCATCACCTCCTGCAAGCAGCTCATCTTGGACCTCAAGGACGGCTTGGACATGCACTGTGTCCGGGTAAGTCAGTCATCCGGGATCAGCTACGAGGATGCACTAGACAAGTGCGTTACTAACCCCATCAAGGAATGGGCATCGAAGCGCACCAAGGCCAAGGTGTTCTCATTCCAGCGGGCATTCGGGGCAGGGGCAGCAGCTATCGCTGAGAGCACCAAGATGGCGCTAGAGGACGTAGAAGCCCTCATCGCTGTCGAGAAGGCCCGATACCCTGAGACGGATAAGTTCTTCGAGGACCTGATGGTAGCCATCAAGGCGAACAGCACACCGACAACAAGAAGTTCCAGCACCCGGATATTCCCGGCGCTATCTGCAACCCACGCAAGTCCTATTGGCGGGCCCCAGACGGCAAGCTGTACACTTGGCGGGAGCATGAGAGCCCTGAGTTCCTCGCTAAGCGGGGGACGGCAACGAGCTTCACTCCTACGGAAGTGAAGAACTACCCTGTCCAAGGCACAGGCGGGGAGTTCGCTAAGGCAGCTATGTGGCTGGCTGTGCGTATCTACTACAAATACGGTAACTTTGGTGGATTGGCCGTCCTAGTTAATCAGGTCCATGACGCCCTCTACAATGACAGCCACCCTGACGTGGCTCTCCAAGCAACCGCCATGATGCATGCGGCAATGGCCGAAGCCTCCGCCTTCATGGAATGGTATTTCGACTGGAAGATCGAAGCACCTGTCCCCGTAGCTACGGGATGGGGAAGTAACATGATGGAAGAAGAACGTATGCCGCCTGAGTTTGACGCATACGTCAAGCAATACCGTGCCGAGATACGATCCACCTTCATGAATAGCTACACCGCATCATTTGAAATCGCAGCTTAAAGGAACTACCTATGTTTAACATTATGGACGCAGTAGAAGAAGCAGTACAGTCCGGCCCTGACATGAACGAGTCAGTGGGCGGCGGGGACTTTGAACGGGAGCTTCCGGTAGAGGGCTTTGTTAAGCTCCGCCTTATCTCCTACATCGAAATTGGTAAGCACTCCCAGAACTACAACGGCGATATCAAGATCAACGATAAGGTGAAGCTACAGTTTGAGCTCAGCGGGCCGAAGCACCCTCCCATTAAGATGGGTGATGCTCTGGTGCCCCACGTAATCACAATCACCGAGAACCTTAGCCTCAGCGAGAAGGCTAACTTCTTCAAGCTCTTCAACAAGCTGAACCCCACCAAGGAATACCGCCACTTCTCCCAGCTCCTCGGCAAGGCCTTCGTAGGCACCGTGGTCCAGAACTCCAAGGGTGAGGGCGCGGACAAGAAGACCTACGCTAACCTGCGGGACGCTAATGGGTACACCATTCGCCCTGCCTTCGTGGATGATCCTGAAACGGGGGACAAGAAGCCCGTGCAGGTTGATCCTCCGGTCAATGCGCTCAAGTGCTTCCTCTGGACCGCCAGCCCTAAGTTCCTACAGCCCATGTGGGACACCCTCTACATTGATGGCAAGTACGAGGACAAGAAGGACAAGGAAGGCAACGTGGTCAAGGAAGGCCGCAGCAAGAACTTCTGGCAGGACACCATCATGTCCGCAGTGAATTTCACGGGCTCTCCCATCGAGCAGCTCTTGAAAGCAGGCGGTGCGCCAGACGTACCGGATGCAGAGAAGCCTCTGGGTGGTGGCGTAGCCGACCCACTTGCAGGCGTATAAGCGTACTCCACGACCGTAGGGTACATAATTGGCATGAGGGCACCCATCGCGGTGCCCTTTTGCATTTGGAGGAATGAACATGTTCGATCTAGCAACAGCGACAGCCGAAGCAGCCGAGACCAATCCCCAGATCATCGAAGCCCCAGCACTCGTACCGGGCTTAGAGCTTCACTTAGACGGTGACTACCTAGCCTACTATGCCAGCGGGAACGAGGACTGCACAGCAGGACAGGCCCGCATCAATGCCATGAACGTCATCGAGAAGTTCAGGTCCCTGACCGGCTCCGAACGTATCGTGGTGCACAACACCGCAAGCGGTAGCCAGAAGGGGGAGCGGTATCTAATCGCTACCGTCAAACCCTACCAAGGCAAACGCTCTGGCAGCAAGCCCAAGAACCACGCCTATCTACAGGATTGGTTACAGTGCTACGAGGGACACCTGTTCCGAGCTAAGAACTGGGCCAGCCGTGAGGCTGATGACGGCATCGGTGCCTGCGCCCACTACGCCATTGGGCGGGACCGGGCTACGCTGCCATCGCTACGGCTGACAAGGACATGCGTATGCTACCCGGCCTCCACGTAAGCTGGAAGCCCGTGGATGACGAGCACGTCCTCACCCGCGTCATGCCCGGTGACTACGACGTGCTGGGCAAGGACGGCAAGCAATACGGCCTCAAGTGGTTCTTCATGCAGATGGTCATGGGGGACACAACGGACAATATTCCGGGCCTCGAAGGTATCCGCAACACCAAGGGCGATGGCTTCAAGACCGCAGGGGAGGGGGCCGCTATCAAGGTCCTAGCTGACGCATTGACCGCCACCGAGGCGGCTGAGGCAGTGGCCCTGTATTACCGGGACTTCTACGGCGGTGACTGGGCTGACAGGTACGTAGAGCAAGCCGCCCTCCTCTGGATGCGTTGCGACACACACGCAGCCGTCACGGACTTCGTGGACCACAAGGGCCACAGCCGCATCGCCTATCCCTCAGACATATATGACGCCGCCCAGCGGCTACAGGAGAGAGTAACACTTGCACGGGCAACGCTTAACTCACAGTCAAATCAAGTCGATCCGCTCTGCTCAATTAGTATCGCAGCGTAACCTATGCGCCCTCTGCTGCCTTCCGGGCGTAGCAGGGGACCCTGTGCTGGATCACTGCCATACCACAGGGGCAGTCCGTGGGACGTTGCACCGTAGCTGCAACTCCCTCCTCGGCAAGGTCGAGAACAACGCAGCAAGGTTCGGGGTCAAGTCCCTGCCTGCCTTCCTCAACGGGGCAGCGAAGTACCTGCAACGACACACCACCAATATCACTGGCCTTATCCATCCCACGCACAAGTCCGAAGATGAGAAGCGCCTCGCTCGTAACGCCAAGGCCGTCAAGGTCCGCCTAGCTAGGAAGAAACCATAAGGGTACTCGTAGCCTGCGAGTACAGCGCCATTGTCAGAGATGCCTTTAGGGCCCGAGGCCATGATGCCTACTCGTGCGACCTACTGCCAACCGAGGGAGACCCCCTGTGGCATATAGAGGGCGACACCGTGCCTCTACTCCGCCAGGGCTGGGACCTGCTTATAGCCCACCCACCATGTACCTACCTGTCCGTCTCAGGGCTGCATTGGAACAAGCGCATACCAGCCAGAGCCGCCCAGACCGAGGAGGCGCTGGCATTCGTACAGACCCTTCTGGATGCGCCCATTGATCGCATTGCTCTTGAGAACCCTGTCTCCTGCATAAGCAGCCGCATCCGAAAGCCGGATCAGATCATACAGCCTTACGAGTTCGGAGAGGACGCCAGCAAGCGTACCTGCCTGTGGCTCAAGGGGCTACCAGCACTCTCCATAGACCCAGCCAAGCGCGTAGCTGGGCGACTAGCCCTCTACCGTGGGAGGTCGTTCGAGCGGTGGGGGAACCAGACAGACAGCGGGCAGAACCGCCTAGCACCCAGCAAAGACCGCTGGAAAGATCGTAGCCGCACCTACCACGGCATAGCCGAGGCCATGGCCCTTAGCTGGGGCTAACCAAAAGGAAATCCGCATAGCACAGCATATCAAGCCCGATCTGTTCTCTCACGATGAAATTCGTGATGCTCTCAACGAGAACGACGGAAGCGTTACCAAGGCCGCACGGCACCTCAGCACACTGGGCCGTGGCCAGATCAATCACCAGTACGTCCGCCGCATCGTGGACCGCATGGACCCCACGGAGTTCACGGACACCCTGATCCGAGCAAAGGAGCTCTCCCGCAATCGCAGCATCTCAACAGAGAACAGCAAGCTACGCCGGGACGTAGTTCACCTCGCTGATGCAGTAGGCATCAAGGAGGGCTTCCTAGACGCCGTAGAGAGCCTCGTTGCCGATCTGGCACTCAGGGCACCGAATGATCTTATCGCCCCCCCACGGGGCCCACAGAGCGGCACAGCCCTACAGGTAGAGCTTCTCCTGTCTGACTTGCAGATCGGCAAGCTCTCACCGGGCTACAACACACTGGTTGCCCGCAAGCGCCTCTTCGAGTTCGGACGCGCTGCCCTATTCCAGATCAGGCAGAAGGTTGAAGCAGGCTACCACATCGAAAGCATCACCCTCGCCATGCTGGGGGATATCATCGAGAGCGACAAGAAGCACAAGAACAGCGCCCGAGCTACGGACACAGGAACCTCGGAGCAAATCTTCGATGCTATCCTCGGCATCTTCGAGTTCGTGGTGGAGCCTCTGGCCCGCCTCGCCATCCCGATGAAGGTTATCTGCATCACAGGGAACCATGACTGGGATGACCACGGCCTCAACATGTTCCAGCCCGGACGCCAGCAGCTATCGTGGCCGCTGTACAAGAGCCTTGAACTCGTCTGCAACCGGGCAGGCTACTACAATATCGACTGGGTAATCCCAGAGGGCAGCTACGCCACCTCGGACTTCTACGGGCAGCATGTCCTGTACGAGCATGGCGTTGGCGTCTCCGTAACCGAAACATCAATGACAGCCCATAAAGTAAAGCGGGCTGAGCAGGAGAAGAAGCATCTCACATACTTCCGCATGGGAGACAAGCATACAGTTACCGCCTTTAACTCTGGGCAACTCGTTGTCAACGGAGCCTTCTTTGGTGCTGGACCCGGAGGAACTGAGTACTCTGGCATCGCGGGCTATAGCTCGGTGCCTGCTCAATGGATGGGTTTTCATTGCGAACGGCGAGATAATCGACTGTCCCTATACGACAGCTTCGTTATCCAGCTCGACCACATCGGAGAGTAATATGCCCAGCGTCAGAGAGTTCAATGAAACCCTAGGGCTTTGCAGCCCTAATAAGTCCCCCTTCGACAGGCAGGTCGGTGGCAGCCACTACAGCAAGCTAGCCATCCAGCCATTCCAATACAGCATGGCTAACGGGCTGGACCCCATGCAGCATACCATCATCAAGTACGTCACCCGCTTCCGAGACAAGGGCGGGCGAGAGAGCCTCGAGAAGGCAATCCACACCATCCAGCTCCTCATCGACCATGAGTACGGCAACGATGGAAGATAAAATCCAAGACCTACTAATCGAACTCGACAAGCGGGCTGACCGCGCTGCGAAGCGCAAGGACGGCCACCGCTTTGCCACTGTACTCCGTGTTGTTGTCACGGAGGTACGGATGGAACTTGGGCTGAAAGAGCCTCGACCTAACAAGGACTGATATTGAACCCTACTCCTACTTCTGCGGGGACTATCTCGCAGGTTGAACTCGAAATGGAAATGTACTCGTTTGGCCGTGCTCGTACTGAGCGTATGATGACCCGCAACGAAGAAGGAGGCAGGGCAGACAACAACCCTTACGCTAAGGCCATCTACCGCAGGTTCATCCTGCCGATGGCTGAGATTATCAAGGATGACATGAAGGCCAAGCGGGCAGGTCGCCGCAAGGCACACGTAAGCCTCTTGGAGACATTGGACCCAGAAGCAGTAGCCTACCTCGCTGTCCGCAATGTCCTGAACGCCATGCTGAACCCGGACCACCGGGGCGTTATCAGCTACAACTCCCGCTCCGTCTGCCACACGGTAGGCAAGGCCGTCTATCACGAGCTCCTGCTTGGCCTCTTCGAGACCGCCAGCCCTGAGCTCTTCTTCACCCTCGTCAACGATCTTGGTCGCCGTATGAGCAAGAGCGAACGGCACCGGATGACAGTGTTCAAGATGCAGGCCAAAGCCAACGGCATACCCTTCCCCGAATGGGGGCCGGGGGGTGTCACGCAGGTCGGGTCCTACCTAGTAGACCTCCTCGCTAACCTAGGCATGGTGGAGCTCGTGTACACCACGATCACAGCAGCCCGCCGCAATGCAGTCCGTCAGTCCATCGAGATTAGGCTCACGGCAGAAGTCCTAGAGCTCATTGACCAGATCAAGGGGCACGTCACTGAGACCACCCCTTACTACCTCCCATGCGTAGAGGCCCCGATCAACTGGACCAGCGTGTCCGAAGGGGGCTTCCACACCACCGAGATGCGCCGCATGCAGCCCTACGCTGTACGGAGCTTCGGGGACTGGGATGAGTTCAACAACCATGACATGACCGTTCCACTGGCCGCTATCAACGCCTTGCAGAACGTGCCTTGGCAGATCAATGGCCGCATGCTGGATGCTATCCGGCAGGTAGCCCGTCACTTCGACATGGATGAAATCCTGTCCCACGCTGAGTTCCCGGCCCCGGCTAAGCCTGACTGGCTTATCGGCGGCATGTCCGTGGATACCATGAGCCCCTCACAGGCTGAGGAGTTCATCCACTGGAAGCGCAGCAAGGCAGAATGGTTCACACAGATGAAGCTCCGGGGCACCAAGTACGGCCGCTTCTACACCGCCACTAGCGTAGCGGATCGCTTCCGGGAGTTTGACCGGGTGTACTTCATGTACTTCGCGGACTTCCGTGGCCGCCTGTATGCACAGACTTCGGGGGTATCTCCTCAGGGCTCCGACATGCAGAAGGCCCTGCTGCACTTCGCAGACGGTAAGCCCTTGGCCACGGACTCCGCTGTCCTGTGGTTCAAGGTGCACGGCGCTAACAAGTGGGGCTTCGACAAGGATACCCTAGACAACCGCGCAGCATGGGTCACAGAGCGTCACGAGCTTATCATGGGCTTTGCTGAGGACCC